TATTGGTATTGGTTTTGGTTGGGGTTGGTCGTTATGGTTTTGGTCTTGCACTGCTTCCAGTGGTTAGCTTGGTAGGGGTAGTGTTTTAAGTTGGTTGTTGGTTGGGGAGAGAGGGGGAATTAAGTTAATTATTGTAGCTACATTGGTAAATTTGTCCTATCTTTGTAGCTACAAAATATTTATATGGCAAAAAGCAAACCAATTGGAGTTAGATTTGACTTAGATAAGTTGGATATGATTCAAAAAGAGCAGAATTTGACATCGGCGCAATCTGTGTTAAATTATTTAATGGACAATTATGGCGAAAAGCAAGTTAAAAGAGGCGCTCCTTTCAAGAATATGCCCCCTTATCACACAGAGGCCCCAAATTTGGAGGAAATAGCTAATTTATTGCCAACACCCCCTGAAAATTTAAAAGGTCTAGATTTGGCTATATGGAAGTCTGAGAATTGGAAATAATTCGTATCTTAGTGGTATGAAAGGTAAATTAAAAATGATGAAGCGAGCAGATGGCTCGTATTCTCCACGCGGTTTATGGGACAATATTCGTGCTAACAAAGGAAGTGGTAAGAAACCAACTGCCGAAATGTTAAAGCAAGAAAAGAAAATTAAATCAGAAGAAAAAAAATAGTTATGGCAGGAGCTTGGCAACGTAAAGAAGGGAAAAATCCTGAAGGCGGTTTAAACGCCAAAGGCAGAGCATCATATAATTCTGAAACTGGAGGTAATTTAAAAGCCCCAGTTAAAGCTGGCGTTAATCCTCGAAGAGTTTCTTTTGCAGCTCGTTTTGCAGGCATGTTAGGTGCAATGAAAAAACCTAATGGAGAACCAACAAGGAAAGCCCTAGCATTAAAAGCTTGGGGGTTTGGTAGCGTTGAAGCTGCTCGCAAATTTGCTAATGCGCATAAAAAATCTTAATCTTCTGGTTCTAAATCTACCCAATCGGTGCAATTGCCATTACATTCTGGAGCATTTGGACAAACTATGTAATCATGATCAGCATCTTTTAATACGTTAAATGATGTTTCTACCTTGTAATCTCCAACAGTAATTGTTTTATTACAATGTAAACAATGTTTTTTGTCACCTAATTTTGGAACATTTGCAAATGGGTAGTTTTCTTTTAAAAAAATCTCTTTGTTTTCAATTTCTTTTAATTTCATTTGTTAATTTTTAATTTCTTTTTGTTGATTTAAAATTGCTTTTCCTTTATCTGATAATGGTCTAGCATATATTCTTAATTTCTTTTGTGTAGTTGGGCATACAAAAGTTAAACCTGCATCTAGATAAGATTTTATTATTAATTCTAAAACTCCATCAGCATCTTCACTTGCGCCAATTACATGAGGTTCATCATAATCAAATTGCATACAGAAATCGCATCCGTTTAATGGTTCTGCATTTTGCGGAAGGTTTAATTGTTTTTCTTTTTTAGATTTTGCCATTATTAAAGTTTTTGTGGGTGTTTTCAATATCTTGTAAAAATTCTCTTGCTTTTTCTACTTTTTGCTCAATGCGTAAAATATCATCTTCGTTTCTATTAACTTCAAACATAAGTATTCTTTCTTCCATAGCTATATCATCAAACTTCATGTTTAATTCTAACTTCATAGCTTCTCTTACAAACTCTGGGCTTTCTTCTGAAATTACATCTAGCTTTTTAAGTAAGTAATACTTCTCTTGTTGGATAATATTATCTGGTGTATTTACAAGGCAATAAGCAATGGTAGCTTTGGTTTTACCCGTAAGCCACATATATGACATCATTTGCCAATAGTATAAATTATCAAGTTTATCTGGGATATTACCTAAGAATGTCCATAGGTCATAGCTAGATTTAATATCAATAATTCCATCATCAATAATATCTGGTAGCCCTGTTATGTATTTATTTGAAAATCTTTCCGTATTTTTAGCAAAAGGTTTTTTTAAGAACATAGACAATAAATCAATCGATTCTTGCTCTACTTCAATACCTTTTTTCATTTGCTTTGTTTGAATATCTTTACTCCTATTATACTTATTAGAAATATAAACATCAAGCAAATGTCTTTGTGCGGTCTTAGAAAGTAACCCAGCTTCTTTGTCCGCTTTGGTTACTGGTTCGGTCATTATATACCCTACAGAGCTTGCTCTGATTAGTGTTTCATTCCAATTCATAGTTATAAAGATTTATGTTTAGCGTTATAAGATTCTAATACCTCTGGATTATTTTTAGCCATTAATTCCCAAGCTCTTAACTCCTCTTTAGTCTTGCAAGCATTTATAAACTCTATTGTTTTTTCAGCTAAAGATTTTTTAGATTGGGTAGGAATAATTTCATCTGGGACTTCTTGGTAAAATTCGTTTAAATCTTTTAATTTAATTACATTTTGCTTGTGATACTCTTCCACAAGTTCTCTTGCGTAATCAAGAGCCTTTGTAGCAGATTCGCCCTCATTAAGAGCAAATTCAACGCCAATTTTTTCAGAAGAATAGTTTCCTAAGTTAAATGTTCTAGTGTAGTTAATCGTTTGTATATGCATAATATTGGTTTATTTTATTCTGGTTACAGTAGTAGTGTTGTCAGTAGCTTTAATCTTAAATAATTTATCTTTGTGGGCGTCTTTTTTCTTTAAATTGGATACCATAACCATTACGGAAGTATATGGATTATCTAACCTAAGATGTTCGCCTAATGTTAAGTCAGCAACCTTACTGGAAACTGAATCGGGGGAAATGCTTCTTGCCATGTTGTGTGTTTTGGAACAAAATTAATTTAATTAATTTAATTAAAAAAATAAATTTAATTAAATTTTTGTATATATTTGTATCCGCATAAGACATAGTTAAAGGTTTAACTGGTATCGCTCCTAAGTTTCTACTTGGGAGCCTTTTTTTTGCTTATTTGTCAAGTTATAGCTTTACGACAAGGGGAGGACTTGCGTAGTATGACTACCAACAATTAACAAATTTTGTTACAAGTCTATATAAATCAGTAACATATTTGCCCTAATTCCATTACAACATTTTACATATTGTACCTAAAACATTGTACAATGTTCCCAATTTGGTTACAAAAGTTCGCTAATAGTAAACTTTATCAATCATAAAAGTTATTCAATAAGGCAACTTTGAGCCGTAAATGACCAATAATCGGCTCATGTTTGAGCGATAAAAAACCCCATGTCATTCTAAAACATGGGGCTGAAACTACAAACTATGATAACCACCGTAAAAATATAAATTATTTTTCAATAAATTTCTTTTTTACCAAGTTTAGCTTTGCCCTATATTCTAGAATTAAGCCCTTTAGCTCATCTTTTGTAGGTTTTGCTGTTTGCCTAGCTGTTTCTCTTAAATATTCAACTATAGCATTATTTTCTTCATGTAATTTATATTCAAATTCTTCTATATTACCAGTTTTGAAATAATTACATTCCATACATTGTGGTCTGCAATTTTGTTCCATCCATCTAGTGCTTAAATTTGACCTGCCCATAAAATGACCGCATTGTATTTCTGCAATTGTATGTTTTTTACCACAAGTATAACATTCAACAATACCAGTTTTATCTGCATATCTATTTCTAATGTATTGACTAAATACATGGTCAAGGTCTTGAACAAGATTCTGAAAACTTTCTGTATCATCTTCAAATTCTTCCATTCTTTTTTGCGTAGAATGTACTGTGGCGCATTGTTTACACATCTTTTTAGAAAACCAATAATCAATATTGCCACAATTAACACAACGCTTTTTCTTTGTTATTATTGTACTATTGTATGCCATCTTTTTTTATTTTATTTCTTTCTTGATTTTTAATTACTGGTTTATTTAATTTTTCTTGACCTTTTTTACCAATGTATAACATCTGTATGTCAAAGTAAAAATCTTCTTTATCATCTTTAGTTAAGTCAGGATGATTTTTAATCCTGTGCATTATTTCATCTTCGGTTATCCATCTTTCCATTTGTGTAGTTTATTATTTATAAATCTATATTTCCCAATATATTTTCCTTCTTTCCAAAACTCAATAACTAAATCTAATCTCTTAGCCATTTCGTATATTAATTCTTTGTTTTCCATTTGCAAATTTAATTAAATTAATTGAACTACAAAATAATTTTAAAAAAAAGTTAAAAATATTTGGGAATATAAAAAATAACACTATTTTTGTTCTCCAATAATCAAAACAAATTTATGGAAATCAAAACTGAATTAAGACTACACGAGAGAATTAAAGAGTCTTTAGATGGGCGTACACAAAGGTGGTTATCGCTTAATGCAAAGATACCAGAATCGGAATTATCACGAAAGATGCAGGGTAAATTATTATTTACCGATGCAGAAATAACTCGTATTAACGAGGCGTTGAAAACCGATTTTATTAACGATTAAATAAATTCTAATGGCTCGCCCAATAAAGAATTACTGTGATTATTTCCCTCACGATAGAGATATGCGAAACCATAGAAAGGTTAAAGCTATCCGTACAAAGTTTGGAGTTACTGGCTATGCTATATGGTCTATGACTTTAGAGTATTTAACAGGCATAGATGGTAATGTTTTAGAATATTCAGATGTAGAATTTGAATTAATGGCTGGTGATTTCGGAGTTTCTGCCACAGAAATACGGGACGTACTGGATTACTGCATTAAGTTGGAGATGTTATTCCTAAATAATGGCTTTATTAACTCAGAATCGCTTGATGAAAGACTAGTACCTGTTTACGAAAAAAGAGGTCGCAGTAAGGATAATAGTAAGAAACAACAGCGTGTGAACGGTAAATTTGTTAGCTGTAATACCGTTAGTAACGGAGTTTCTGTGGCAGAAAAACCGCAAAGTAAAGTAAATAAAAGTAAAGTAAAAGAAACTATACCAAGTATAGATGAGTTTTTGTCCTTTTGCAAGGAGGATATGGTAAAGAACAATATGAATTTTAATTTGTACGAATACTCGTTAAAATCAAAATACGAGTCTTGGGTCGAAAATGGGTGGAAAGATGGCCATAATAACATAATAAAGCTATGGAAGTCTAAAATTCGCAACACTATACCACATTTAAGACCTATGCAGACACTTTCTAATAAAAGTGGAGGGAAGTATCAAAATGAATTAGAAACTGCTAGAAACGCCTTTAAACCAATTTCTGAATAATGATAACAATTTTTAAAAACATCTTTTCTAAGGAACCAAATTACATTTCTGTTGAAGCTGCGTTAAAAAGAATACAAGAAGGTAAAAGCAAATCAACCGTATCTGAAATTAGAGGAACAATTGATAAAGAAAAAGCAAATAAGATAAAACTAAACCTTCCTTCGGTGTGTTTTAGTGGTAAATTTGGTCCCGATAGAACTGATGCCCAGTTAATTACGCATAGTGGGTACATAGTTTTAGATTTTGACAACGTATTTGAGCTTAGAGATAAGCAAAATGAAATTATTTCACATCCATTTGTTTACGCTTGTTGGATTAGCCCATCTGGTAATGGATTAAAAGCTTTGGTAAAAGTAGCAAATGGTGAAAAACATAGAGAACATTTCCAAGCATTACAAGAAGTGTTTCCAGAAATTGACCGAAGCGGAATTAACCAAAGCAGAGTATGTTATGAGAGTTACGACCCCGAAATTTACATAAACGACAAGGCTGAAGTTTTTAAGAAGATTAAAAAAACCGAAAAGGTTGTTGTTTACGAGAAAAACGATGATGACCAAAAAATATTTAAGAATGTTTTAACTTGGTTATCTAATAAAAACGAGGCTTTTGTTACGGGGGAAAGAAATAATTTTATCTTTAAGTTAGCATCAGCTTGTTGTCGTTTTGGTATTAATGAAACTGCAGCAAATTCTATGATTCATACAGAGTTTATTACGAATTCTGAGTTTACAAAGAGTGAGGCAGATAGGGCAATACGTTCTGCATACAAGGCAAATTCAAAAAACTTTGGAAGTGCATCATTTGATAAAGAAATATTAGTTGATAAGGTTTCTAGAAAGGAAATAGAAGTTGAGAAAGCTGTATTTGATGAAGGATTAAAACTTAAAGATGTTATTTACGGAATTGATGTAAAAGAACAAGCTTTAAGAATTTATGACGAAGGATATGCTAAAGTAGATGGTATTGGCGTACCCGATTTGGATGATAAGTTTAAACCAAAGAGAGGAGAGATTACAGTTCTTACTGGTATTGGTAACTATGGTAAATCTTCGTTTAAAAAATGGTACCAAGCTATGCGTATAATGTTATACGGAGAAAAGTTTGCTACATTTTCACCAGAAGATAACCCACCAGAAGAATACTACCATGATTTTGTAGAGATTATTTTAGGATGTGATTGTAGTCCTGCAAATCCACATAGACCATCTAAACAAGTTTATGAATATGTTTACGATTTAGTATGCAAGCATATATTTTATGTTTATCCTAAAGATGTTTCGCCTACTCCACAATATGTGATGGAAGTATTTTTAGAGTTAATTGTGAAAGAGAATGTTGATGGCGTAGATATTGATCCTTTCAACCAATTGACAAACGAATATCAAAAGTTTTCAAGAAGTGATAAATATCTTGAATGGGTATTGTCTGTGTTCTCAAGATTTGCGCAGATAAACAATATTTTCTTTTGGATAATTGCTCACCCTGTTAAAATGGTAAAAGCATCTGATGGTAACTATCCTTGCCCAGATGTGTTTGATTTAACTGATGGTGCAATGTGGAATAATAAACTAGACAATATCCTTGTATATCATAGACCCTTTGCTCAAACAGACCCTAGTAATCCATCTTGTGAATTTCATAGCAAAAAGATTAGAAGACAAAAGATTGTTGGTAAGAAAGGGTTTATTTTATTTCAAATGTATTTTCAAACTAGAAGATTTTTATTCAATGGATTGGATTCATTACAAAAAATTATAAATGATAAAAATATAATTTTAAGACCCGATGCATCAGTACAAAAAACATTTGATAATTGGACACCTTACAAAGATGATAATGGAACAGAAATTAATTTTTAATAATAAAACAAAACACAATGATTAGAATTTCAGTAATCGGCAGATTAGGACAAGATGCAACAGTAAACAATGTAAATGAAAAAACAGTAATTAATTTTTCAATGGCTTACAGCGAAAAGTTTAAAAACCAACAAGGACAAGAGGTAGATAAAACAACTTGGGTTTCTTGCGCTTATTGGACTGATAAAACCAATGTAGCTAACTATCTTAAAAAGGGTACTTTGATTTACATGGAAGGAAAGCCAGAAGCAAAAACATATCTTAATGATAAAACAAAAGAAACAGTAGCCCAGCTTCATGCTAGAGTTACAAGTTTACAATTATTATCAAGTAATAAAAACGAAGAAAACCCGATTTAATGTATATACACGAATTAAAAAATACAATAGATGTTGAAACCCCACTTGGATATGGAAAAGCAATCGCATGGCTTGACTACGGAAGCGACACCAACACTGTTTGGAAGGTTATTTTATACGACAACGGCATGGTGCGGAACTTCTACGATGACGACATATTGGTCTACCCCAACAAAATGGATGGGGGATCAATTGATAAAGATTATTTTCAAACCAAAAAATAAATAATATGCAAAACGTATTAAATTTTGTAGGAAGTGATTATATAGAAGAAAGGGACCAAAAAAGATTAAACGGTCAGCATTATAAAGTATTTAACCTAATGCAAGACGGGAGGTTTCGTACTTTGCCACAGATTGCTGATATAATAAAAGAACCACCAGCATCAATTTCAGCCCAACTAAGACATCTTAGAAAAAAATCTTTTGGTTCTCACATTGTAAATAAAAAATATGAAGGAAATGGTTTATTTTCATACCAATTAATCATAAATAAAAATAACAATGGCGAAATTAACTAACTCTACCAAGATTACATTTGGTAAACAAAAGACAGGAAGAGCTAAAAAATCTTATAACAAACATTCACCCCGTCCAAAACAATACAGAGGGCAGGGCAGATAAAATAAATGTATGAATAATAAAGCCGCAAAAAAATTAAGAAGGCTAGCAATTGCTATTGCCGCAGCTAATGGTAAAATTGAAGACTCTGAAAGAATCTACAAAAACCTAAAAACAGTACATAAAGAAAATAAAAAAGCCCCTAAATAAATAGGGGCTAATTCATTAAGCGTTTGCTGCAGAATTAATCTGTGCTACAGTAGAAGTCGTATAAAATAATACGGGTAGTTGGTTTAAACCAGTAGGTGCTACTTCGACTATTGAATTCATAGTTACTCCGTTAGCTACAAAATTATCAGGAGCTGGGTAAGCTGCAAATGTAGTTACTGGGAATCCGTAAGAAATGCCAGATGTTGCTGGAGTTCCGTTAGAGTTTAATAAAGCATATTGATTTCTTTGATATGCTGTAATTGATACTATTGTTGCCATTTTTTTATTTTTTTAATTGTTTTTTAAATTAAGGGGCTGCAGTTGTTGTTGTGGTTGTTGGAGCTGCAGTCGTAGTTGTTGTTGAAGCTGCAGTTGTTGTTGTAGTGGTTGGTGCTGCAGTTGTTGTTGTAGTTGTAACAATACCACCACCATTAATAGCTGTAATTATCTGTGCAACTGTTGCAGCACTATATAATTTTTCAGCTGGTTGATTAAGACCACTAGGGTACATAAGAATTAATGAATTCATTTGTACTCCATTTGCTACCACAGTAGTAGGTTGAACTTGTAAGCCAACCGTAGGTAGTGAGAATAATACACCAGATGTCGCAGGTGTGCCATTTGGGTTGTTTAAATCGTATTGATTTCTACGATAAACATAAACCGATAAGTGATTTGCCATTTTTTTTGGTTTTTATTTTTTGTTTTAAAATTGTTTAAACAAAGATAAGCAATTATTAGGAATTTATTTTTGAAAAAATATTAAATTAATTAAATTAGCGCTACATTTGTATTAAATTAATTAAACTATGAAATTGAAAGCTCCAAGCAATAGAGTAATTATTAAGGTTGATTTAGAAAGTAAAAATAGTCATACATTTAAAGATGGTACAAAAATTAAATTAGAAAGAGTATATGACAATTTTAATATGCGATATGTTAAACCAGTTAATGCAGAAGTTGTCGATGCTAAAGACATACCTACTGGGGCTGAAATTCTTATCCATCATAATGCTACTCATGATACTTATAAGATTTTTAATTATCAAAGACCTACTACTGAAGCTTCTTCAGATATTCAATATTTCTCAATACCAATCGAAGAATGTTTTATGTGGAGAGAAACAAAAGGTTCTATATGGAACGCTTTAAATAATTTTGTTACAGCACTAAGAATATTTAAACCATATAACGGGATGCTTGAGGGCATTGAGCCAGAAGTAATGAATAATAAACTATACATAACTAGCGGTGAGTTGAAGGGTAGAGCAGTTAATACCGTAATTTCAAGTGATTATGAGATTATATATCAAAATGACGATGGAACAGAAGGAAGAATTATTAGATTAAGATATTATCCAGACGGTAACGATAGAAATGAGATTATAGCCATAAACGATAATATGACAGCATTGGTTGAGAGTGGTGATTTATGGGTGGGGTATAGCAAATCAGATGCAAAACAATTAAAAGAATTAGAATGTCTGTAGAATTAGATAAAATAAAGGATTTAGAAAAGCAAATTGCATATTTACAAGGCAGAAATGCTTATTACGAGCAAGATGGTATTGGTAAGCTATATCATGCCTTAAATAGAAAGGCTAATGAGATGGCTGAGTTATTGAATAAAACTAGTCTTACAGCTATTGATATTGATGACCCTAAGATTAAGACTTTTGAGAGATTGCAAAAGATATGGGTGGATGCGGGAACAATTTCTGCTTCAATAAAGGCATTAGAAGTATTAGCTGGAATAAATCAAGAAGTCACTGATAAAAAAGAAGTAGTTCAAGTTAATAAAAAACCATTTTCTCCAGAGAATATGGCTGATGCCGTTGGTGAGTTGGCTGGTAAAAGAATATAATTATGTACGAAAAAATTGAAGGTGGAACTATTATAGATATCCAAGGATTGAAGTGTAATCTTCCTCCAGATGGGTATGTTTATAATATAATTACCAAACAATTAGAATTTAGAGGTATTTATGAGAGAGATAAAAATATAAGCGAACAATATTGGAAAAGAATACCGATGCCAAGTTGGTATGCCGATACAATGAAGAAGTGGGATGAGTTTGATAAAAAGAAAAAAGACGATGAGCTTGAATTTTACGATGAAAAATTAGAGGAATTTAAAAGGCAAGAGTGGGATAGAAGATTGAATGGATTTTGGTACATGAATAATGGGGTGCCTACTTATTTGACTGGGTTACACTATTTATACTTGCAATGGTGGTCAATTGATATTGGTTATCCAAAGTTTAGGATGCCAGATTTAGAGAAGTTCTATTTTATGGAATATTGTATTCAGGACCCATTATGTATGGGGATGCTTGAGGTAACCAAAAGAAGGTTTGGTAAGTCATTTGTGGCTGGTTTATTTGTAACTGAGTATACTACAAGGACAAAGATGACAAACGGCGGTATTCAGTCTAAAACAGGCTCTGATGCTAAAAAATTCTTTGCTAAGACGGTGGTAAATCCATTTAGACGACTCCCCAAGTTTTTTAGACCAGAATATGATATGTCTTTGGGGGTAAATCCAAAGTCTGAAATGAGATTCCAAAAGACAAACGTAAGGGGTAAGAAGGCAGAGGAAAATGTAGACAAAGATGAATTGGGTTCAGTTATTGACCATCAGTCAGCAGATACTGTTGCCTATGATGGACAAAAACTCCATAGATATGTAGCAGACGAGTGCGGTAAAACCACAGAGGTTAATGTGTATGACAGACACGAGGTTGTGCGTTATTGTTTGTTAGATGATGAGGGACAAATTATTGGTAAAGCATTATATACTACCACAGTAGAGAAGCTTACAACTGAAAAAGATGGTGTTCAAGATGCCTTTAAATTATTATGGGAAGAAAGTAATCAAGAAAAACGACAAGATAATGGAACTACTTCTAGCGGTCTTTATCGATTCTTCATGTCTGCAAAGCGTACAAGAAATTTTGACGATTTTGGGCATCCAGATGAAGAAAAAACTTTGGCTCAAATTTTAGCCGACAGGGACACAGTAAAAAACAATCAAAGAGCATTATCTGCTCGTATTAGAAAAGAGCCTCTTACCATAGACGAAGCTTTTAGTACAGATTCAGATAAGTGTATTTTTAATGTAATGAATATTGGGGCAAGAGAGTCTTATTTAAAAGAAAATCCTAAACTCAAGCGTCATGTTATATTTTATAG